GAATATCTATTTGGTGCAAATACTACATTTGTTTCAGGTGAACAACATTCTGCAATTGTTCTTGGTAAATCCGTTCCATGCTCTTCGACAGGTTGAGTGTGCATTAATAAACATACTTTATCTCTTTTTTCAGGTGCCAATGCTTCAACAAACTTATCGAATGCCAAAATAACATCAATGGGTTGTTTTCTACGAATGTTTCTATTATTCCAATATAAAACAAAATCATATTCTTTATCACCAAAGATTTGTTTTTTGAAATCAGCAGGTACTTCAACTGGTTTATACAAATCGGAATTGATACCATGTGGTACATAACTTACTTGCCAAGCTTCAGGTTTAGTCCAATGTTTTTCTTTATCCCAACCCCAAACTCTACGGGTAATACCATATGTTTGTTTTGAAATACATCCAATCCAATCACAACTTTCGTAGTAATCTCTGTTGTATTTTGGGTCTGGTAAATCATCCCAAATATGATAGAAGAAAAGGGGTACTGATTGGCGAATTTCATGCTCAATCTCATACAACCATAGCCAATATCTTGGGTCAGTAAAGTGTAGAATTGCATCCGGTTGCTCTACCATTAATAATTGACGAATTACATCAGCATTACCATAACCATCAAATGGATATATTTTAACACATGCATCTTTTACACCGGTTTGTTCTCTAACACTATCGTTTAAATCTAAAACCTTACCTGCTTCAGGATGTTTGATTGCTGCACCCAATTGTACCCAATCGTATTTATCAACTGTTCCCATAACTAATTGTTTGGAAACGTTAGCGATACCACTCGCCATTCGTAAGTCATCTGATAATAATAGGATTTTCTTTTTTGCCATAACTTATTTTGTTCTCTTAAAATTGTGAACCACTTACTTGTAATAAGAAAGTGTATTCGTTTAATTGTTTTCTAAATGTTTCGTCTTTTGTATAAAGGTGTAATGTTCGATTAACAAGCTTTTGGAAATTAATTCCTTTTTGAACCATAGCTAATTTAAAATCTTCATCATATAACTCCTTTATAACTTTGACGGTTGTTAGTTTCATCGTTGCCATAGTCAATATTTTGTATTTATATATATACATATATATAGATAAAATTATTTTCCATCACAAATATTTCTTTGTTTAAATTCACACCAATCGCATAACTTTGATGGCTTTTTTGGATAGTCAATATCCATTTTGTAGTTACCAGTTTCATCAAATACTGATTCAATAAATCCTAAAAATCCATTCCAAGCTTTATTAACAGATGGCTTACCACTTGCCGGAACATGTCTACTAATACGTGGAATAGTATAATCTTCTACTTCGGCTACTTTTCTTTTTAAAATAAGGAATTCTACTTCAATCATATCTTGTGATATATTTAGCATTTCTGCATAGAATTTTTTATATAAAAGAATTTGAGTATTTTTAATTGGGTCTGATTTCTGATATTTACTCCATCCTTTAGTGGATGTTTTAAAATCAGTAATACGATATTTACCTGATTTTTTGTTTCTAACAATAAAGTCAATGAATCCTAAAAAGTTTATATTATCTGCAATTTTAGTATTAATTGGTTGTTCAATTGCTACTAACTCATCATCTTTCAATGAGAAAAAGTTATTGAAATTTTTTGGCTTTTGAAAATAATCTAATATAAGATTACCATCTTCCAAAAATTCAACCATCTCTTCTTTAGTGGAAATATGTACTTTGTGTTCTTCGAATTCTTTTAGATAAATGTCTTTCATTTTTACTTTCAACATATCTTTAAGATTCATCATCTTATCGGCCTGTGATTTGGAAATGCGAAGGCATTTATCTAAATATTCTTGTAGTGTTTCATGCATTGCCGAACCAAATACTGAATGTATATTTGATGTTGATTCGGATAACTTATCAATATAACTTAATTTATATTGGTGTGGACAACTACTCCACATACTGTATTGAGAAAATGAAACTCTAGCCATTTGTTTTTATGTTTATACAAATATACAACTTTTATTCCATTATTCCAAATTATATCTTCAATTTTAACTTTGTAATTTGCTTTTTATCAGTACCATATTTTTCGGAAATATATTTTATATTCTCTCTACCTTCTCGTGTAGCATATAAAATATCCAAATATTCAATTGCTTGATTTTCCGAACAGCTATATTCTTTTTGTAATAATTCGATTATAAAAGATTCATACTTTTCAGCTGATTTACCTTTCATATATTTCAAAAAATATCTACCTTTTGGTATAACATTAATATACAATTTATACATATCTTTTGGTTCAAGTGTTTGAGTCAAAGGTAGTATAGTTGCAATAATTTCAACCCATTCAGGATTCATAGAAAGAAATCTATTAATCATAAAGTTACTCCAAGTCTTTTTATCTTCTTCCGATAAATTATCGTAGTACTTTGGGTTTTGTTCGGTTGTAATAGCCTTAATGTGGTCAAATAAACTTTTACCAGCCATATTAATTTATTAAAGGGTTTTTCTTATCTTGTAATTCGATTGGTAATAATTCCTGTAAAGGTACTCCACAAGCAGTACACAAATACATTTCAATTGGAATAATTGTATCTTGTGGTTGCCCTGTCATAATTTTACTTAATTTCTTAAATCTAACACCTGGCATAAATATTTTACCACCACACTCACATACCATATCTCTTGCATCATTTAGGTTAACACCTAATGGCAATCCGTTTTGTCCTTCCATTATCTTATAATGTTTATAATTTGAATTAATAATGATGCGAATACAATCTCTTTATCAACAACCAATGCATCTTTGGCTTGGGCTTCAGCGATTGCTAAAATGATATTTGCTGTGTTACCACCTGCATAATCATCTACTTTGTCATAAAGATATGTATACATTTCGGTATAATCATTCATTTGATTATCCAACACCATTTGTCTTGTTTTTAAATATAGATTCCTCTTATCATCGTTACCCTTTAAAGCATCTACCAATTTGTTTCTGAAATCAGATTCTATCATAATAGCTTTATCTACTTTCAATTCACCTTTTGCAGATTGTAATTGACAGGTATTTAGAATTCTACGAATATCCGGATAATAGGAACTAACTACATCAGCTACGTTCTTAATATCATATATAATCTTTTCAGAATCTAATATCTTACTCACTTGAATTGCTACATCCTTTTTAGTTGGAGGTATGATTGCAAATGATTGACATCTACTTTGAATCGGGTCAATGATTTTCTCAATGTAGTTACAAGTCAAAATGAATCTACAATGTTTACTGAATGTTTCCATTAAGTTACGAAGAATTGCCTGTGCGTTTGGAGTCATATAATCAAACTCATCCAAAATCACAACCTTAAATCCAGCAAATCCCACCGATGATGCAAAGTTCTTTACTTTGTTACGAACGGTATCCACATTATTCTCATCCGATGCGTTGATAATCATAAAGTCACATTTGATTGTGTTTACGATTAATTTTGCTAATGTGGTTTTACCTGTACCCGCCTTACCATAAAATAGTAAATGCGGAATATCGTTATTATCCAAATATTGTTGGATAGTTTCTTTGATGGTTTCATTACCAACATAGTCAGCAAGAGTTTGTGGGCGGTATTTCTCCACCCACAAAGTATGCTCTTTTTTATTAATGTTATTTGCGAAAAAGCTCATATTTTTATTTTATTTACCAGATGAACCGAATCCACCTTCGCCTCTTTCTGAATTAGATAATTCATCAACTATTTTAAGTTGAACTACTGGATGTGGAATGATTACAAGTTGTACTACTCTATCTCCTACATTATAAGCTATTGAATCTAATCCATTTAACTTATTAAAAGTTGCCTGAAGTTCTCCTCTATAACCAGAATCAATTACTCCTACTGAATTACTTAATGTAAGTTCGGTATTTCTGATTGATGAACGAGGGAATACTAATCCAACAAATCCATTAGGTATTTCTAATGCAATACCCAACCCATACGTTACTTGAAATGTAGTATTTGATATAATGGATGTTGCAACTAAATCTAATCCAGCATCACTAGCTTTTGCATATTTTGGCTTAACCGAATTTTCGGTTAATAATTTAATCTTTACTTGCATTGTTTTCTTTTTCTCTTTCTAATTTTGTTTTCTCTGAAATTGGTTTTGGAAATATTCTAAAACTCATTCCATTTTGGTTAAAAGAAATACCTTCTCCTTCAACTGAATCAATATTAATTACCATAGGGGCGCCTTCTCCTCCTTCTTTAGTCCAAGCAAATATGATTGGTTCATTATCAAAGAATTGAAAACACCATTCTGCATCTAAAATTGGATTTGGTTTGGTTGATTCAATACTACCGGCTTCTTGTTGTAATTCCTCTTGTGGGAATAATTCTAATTGTTCTGACATTTTTTATTAATTTGAGATTTCTACTAAATAATATTTACACGCAAACTCATCAATTTTAAACTCAATATGAGCTAAACCATCAGTAGATACTTTCAATTTTGCTGAAGTAGCTTCTTTGTTTGCTGTTAAGATTTCTTTTAAATACTTTGCTGAGAATGAAATTGGTTTTACATCACCATCAAATCCTTTGATAGCAATAAATGTAACTCTATTTGTAGAAATAGTAGAATAACCAATAGCCATTTTCAAATCACCACCTTCACTAAATACAGTGAATGTATCGATATCCGATAATGCACCTTTTGCTTTGATAAACTTATCAATCATATTCGATGCCATATCAATTGAAATACCAAAATCAGGCATTGCTTTCAAATCCGGCACAGATGGTATTACACCTAAATCTGCTAATTGATACGATGTTTCAGTTTCATCCGAAGATAACTTCAATACAGTAGCTTTATCGCCAGCCATATCAACTTTTAAAGTCAAGTCGTTATCTAAAATACCTACCAAATTCTTTAATAAAGAAGTTGTGTAAATACCAATGTTAAATGGTGTTGATGTGAAACCATCAAAATCCACTTCTCCTAACATTGTTTTATCATCAGAAATAAATCTTACTGATAATTTGTTTCCTTCGGCGTTCCATGCTACCGATTCGATTACTCCACCTAATGAGTACTTTTGAATAAAGCGTAATAAATGTTGCTTGTTCATACTTTTTGTTTTTGTTTTTATTTAAATTTTAATTATTGTTTTACAAAGATACGGAAAATTTTTTAAAAAGCAAAGAATTTCTTTGCCGTTTTTGTGTCATTTGATGCTTTTTCCCATTTTAAGGCGTTATAAAAATCATCAACCTTATTTTCTAACTCTGCTTTATATATCATATCTCTATCAATATATTGTTCCACAAAGTCCATAATTTCTTTTGGGTCGTTGTAATCTTTGAATGCTACCGTATCTAATCCTAATGGATTATTTTTAAGGTATACCCACTTTACTTTATCACCATCTCTAATTGGTTCGTTTTTAAACGGACAATCGAAGAATTTTAATAATCTATTATATGTGATACCGGCTTTAACGTGCGCCGGTGTTCCTTTTTCAAAAGATGCGATTGATAAACCACTATCCTTTCTCCAAGTACCATTATCGTATTTACTTAACTCTTTAATTGCTCCACCTTTTGCTATTTTATTAACAGGCAGATTAATCATATTATTTTTAAATTCCAATAACTTCTTATCCACATAATCGTTATCCTTACCCATTAGAATATCTTTTAACATACCACTCATCTGGTCCTGAAATGCTTTGGGGAATGATGAACGAACTACATCCAAACCTTTCACATCTAACTTATCGCATGGGATACCATTCTTTAAAACCATCCATTGTGCATATCTTTTCTTTGCTACCCAAAATCCTGCTTTACTGATATATTCCTTTTTAATTTCAAACCTATGTTTATCTTTTGGAATAAAAAAGAATCTTTCGGCAAGAATATCATAAAATGAATTTAAGAATGTTTGAGTTTCTTCGGCAACAGTATTTACTTCGGTAGCCATTCTCTTCTCATCAAATTCTTTATAATTGGGGTATCTATGTTTTATTATTGGTTCAGCCATCATATAAATGGAATCAGTATCGATATAAACATTGTAATCCTCTTTAGTTCCGAGTTCTTTCCAATATTTGATGTTTGCCATTTCTGCTGTTTTCTTAATAACAGTTTGACCCGTAATCGTAACTGCCTCTGCATTATCAATATCGTAAAACCGAAAGGCAGGAAGACCAAGAACACCATACATAGAGTTAAGAAGAATCTTTTGAACCAACTGCCTTTTAGCATAAAATTCATATTTTTCCGTATCACCCGCTTCACCATACTTTTTTTCTAATTTTCTAAATTCAACCCTTTGTTTAAACCATGTATCCAAAATATCAGTAATTAAACCAGCTTTATTTTGTGTATAAAGGACTCCATTTGCAGCAACACCTAAATTACTATCTTTGATGACTTCCTTCAATTCCTGAGTACTATATGAGTATTCATCGCCATCCTTACCTATTAGCTTATAGGTCTTTTCTACTCCTCTTATATTTTCTTCTGCATCCCAATTCTGAATCTTACCTACTTTGGTTTCTGGACTGATGTTTAGGGTCATAATGATTGATGGATATAGGGATGTTAAATCCAAATCATAAATCCAATCATACTTACCAACGATGGGTTCTTTTACATAAGCACCGATAAACTTCTCTTGGTCGTTATCTCTCAATGCTTGCATCCTTTCTTTTCTATCTTTTGGTTTATTAGTTGCTACTAATCCTTTCTTTTTCAGATATGCCAAACAAGCACCTTCTAACCATTTAGATGAAAAAATATAATCTTCGTATGGAACGAATCCTGCGTGACAAACTGCTCTACATAAATCTATAAATTGTAGCTTCTCATCCATCGATACAACTAAATCCACATCGACAATGTTATACTCAATAAATTTCTCTAAATCGTTTTCAAATAAATCATCCAAACTTCCTTCATACTCAATCTTACCTCTACCTAATTCCTTTGTAGCAATATGGTTTAGAGTATAAGATGCTTCTAATGTGTATGTGTATGTTTTGTATAGATTGATATAATCTAAAATAGCTACACCTCCAAAACTCCACTTTTCTCTATAAGGAGACCAGAATGTTTGGCTTATTGGTGATAATCTTTTTGCATTACCTTCTCCACATACGTTTTTAATACGATTGTAAAGATAGGGAATATCAAAGAAATCTATATTCCATCCTGTTAAAATAGTTGGGTTAATTTCTTCGTAATAATTAAGAAATTTAAGTAAGAGATTTTTCTCGTTATCGAAAATGTGAAGAGTAACTTCTCTCCCATCTTTGCTAAAGTTTTTGGCATTGTTTTTAACTTTTCGTTCTTTATCTAATACAAAGACATCGTATAATTTTGTTGCCCCATCGTATGATGCTATCGCTGTTATTTCATTCTGAGCTTCTCTTGTGTTTGGTAGACCTGTAATCATTTCTACCTCAATATCAAAAGTCATTACTCTATG